ATAAACAGCAGGAGGCAACGGCAGGTTTGGTACTGCCGGAACATCCAACTGTTGTTTCAGATTAGGCATTATTCACCTTTGTTACCAGTCACATCCTTGTAGATTTGATAGCACTTGTGTCCAATCATCAAGATTGTGTAAATTAGCGTAGCCCACAGAAGAACTTCGCTTACTTGGATTCCGGCGACAGTGGCAATAGAAACGCCCACAGGCGGGGCGCTCTTAGCTGCCATAGTAGCAACTGTCTCTTCCTTCGTCATTTCTCACCTCAAGGTTGGGCAGGCCAAGTAACTTCCCAAGGGAAGCCCGTTTGAGCAGTGACATCACGCAGACCCTGACGATAGACAGCCCAAGCCGCCTTGTCTACAGGAGCGTCAGCCACCTGAGTCCAGTCGCTTTCTGCCAGCTTCTGAGTACGTTGGCTACGCACAGAAGCAGCCTGTTGAGCGTCCAGAGCATCTTTGGCATCCTGATCCATGTCAACCACGGAATACTTGGTGAACCACTTGCCATCAACCTGCTCAACACCGTCACGGAAGCCTACTTGGTAACGAGTCGGTTGTGCTTGAGGGCCTTCCAAGACCACATCAGCGCCCATGCTGTCCAGCAACTCAGCAGTCAACTGAGGCGGGAAAGATGTGTTTGGGTGAGATGCACGGAATTCGCCCTCGTACATCACTTGACCTGTTGATCGAATTCTGATTTCCATGTCTGTTCCTTATGCAAAATATTGAAAACCGAGTTTGTTGTTTCGGCATCGCCATTCCACCGTTGGTCGAGGAATGCCAATACATTTGGCGGCTTCTATAGCCGAATCCCAAATGCCGTGAGGCGTAGCAACCATCTTGGCTTTGTAATGCTTCCCGCCACTTGTTGCGGCGCTAATTTTGGCTTTTACTTCTTGGCGATGCATAGGATTAAGTTCACCCAACGCCCAAGGTTTTGACTTGCCACGCAAGGCATCAGATTTCTTGCGTCTGGTTTCTTCGCTGTCAATCTTGCCAAGATTCCCATCTCGCACATTATCTTCATTTAAGCCGCAAAAAACATTGTCAATACTGTATGGGCCAACATCACCATGCCGCCTCATGCAATATTTACCACGACCACGACCACGCTGTTCCCATTTACCAGACGCAATCCACCATTCACGCCATTCCTCAAAAGTGAAAAGGAATTCAACACCACGCATTTTGGCGTTTATTTTTTGGGTGGTAAAGGCTTTGCGGTATAGGTCTTTTGTTGTCATGTCTACCCCACAGCCAAGAAAATATAGGAACCGCCGCTGGCGTTTACGCTTGCGTCAGTTGTAACGATTTGGAAACCGCTGGCGTTTGTATAAACCCAATTAGCGTTTGCTTCTACGCTGGTTAAATTCATTACGAGTCGTGGATCCGTTCCAGAAACCATGCCACGAGAAGTGTCCCAAACTAACCAATCCGCATAATCGTCAGTTCGTTTGATGAGAACAAACCGAGCCGCAAAACCGCAGGAGATTGTTTGGGTTGCGCCTGTACCGCTATACGAGCCAACTTTGCTAACGCCAGGGCATGAGGCAAACAAGTAGGCAACATAAGTATTTCCTGAGTTATTTACAGCATAGCCACCACCATTTAAACTGAAAACAGTGGATGTCGGTGTTGTGTTATTCCATGCAGGATAAACTTGCGCCGGATTATCTCTTTGGAAATACATGGTCTGTGTATTACCCAAAGGCGCTGCATAAACCATCCAATCCGTTGCGTTACTTCTGCTCTTTACAAGCATAAACTCGGGCGCAACTCCCAAATTGTGACTTTGCGTTGTTGCAGAACCTGTGCCTGTATAACAAACCACATCCATGTAACCAGGCGCTCTACCAAAGTTCCATTCAATCATGCTGTTGTCAGCATAAACGTTTGACACTTGGTAACCTGTGTTATCCCAATATCTTGCGTATGATGATGCAAACTCAGCATCAGTCGTGTTTGGTCGTAATAATTGCCCCGCTTGTGTAGTGCTTGAAGAAGTACCACGCATACGATCTATGGCAAAACGATTTGTTGCCAAACTTCTAAATGCCCCAATTTGCAAATCAACAGGGAAGTTTGTGGCAATTTTTACACCTGTTGTTTCTGTATTGGCAGAGCCAAAATACACGCTAGTCCCATTTGTTGGAGTTCTCATTGGGCCACGGCGAATGGCAATGTAAATGTAAGTTGTGTTTGGATTAGGCGCAGTCTCTACATTGAACCCTGTTGCATTAATCAACAGAGGGTCAAAAGTAAACTCTGCATTTGAAAGGTTTGGGGCAAGTGCGTTCCCTTGATCTTTAACAGCATCCAAACCCCTCATGTTGTCAAGGATGTACCAGTTAGATGATGTGCTTGATGCTTTGAATAGAACCCATTGAGGTTCATATCCAAGGTTCACTGATGCAATACCAGAGCCATTAGTCGTAAACGACCCACAGCTAATCACATTGTCTGTGCCAGTAGTACCAAAGCCTCCTGCGTCATGGGCAAAAAGATATGCAACGTATTGACGACCACTAGGCAATAAAAGCGAACTAACTCCAAAATCAGTTGTTGTTGGGTCAGATGTTCCCCATGAATCGGCATTTGTAGCCGCTGAAAGTGTGCTGTTTAAAACTAAGTCTTTGTTTCTTCCTAGAGATCGGTGGTAAACCTCCCAATCTCCGTAATTGTCATAAGACTTGCAAATAATGCATCCAGGAACAGAACCAAGATTATGTGGAACTCTTTGATTTGTTGAACCGCTAGTTGTGAAAGTTACAACATCAAAAAACTTGGGTTGCTTTCTGAATGTCCAAGAGACATAGTTTGCGCCATTTGTATTTAAGAAATATCCCGACCCTTGTTGCAAACCAAAGCCATTCGTATTGAATGACGAAATGTTGGGGGTCGTTTCAGTGTAGTTGGGATAGGTTTGGTTGGAAAACAGTTCTTTATTGTTTCCACGAGCAGTATCCGTCAACACATGGTCTTGTGTGCCGTCTCGATATTTAATCCAAACAAGTCCACCTTTGGTAGATAAATCAATACCGTTGTTAATTGCCAATGTTGAGCCATTACCCGTGTACAGGTAAGTGCTGAACACATCCTCAATGTAATTGGCGGCAGAGGAAACCTGCGATGTATTACTTGCAAACATCAGCGATCCTTATAGTGTATAGTTCTGACCAGCGTTTGAACCAATCCAGTTTGTTCCGTCAGCGGTGAACACATACTTATCTGCTTTTGAAGCAGTAGAAGTAATCGTTGGCGCAGTACCAGCAGGCCACTTTACAGCGGCAGGCCAAGTTGCCGTGCGAGAACCAGTGCCGTCCTGCTTGAGGATCAGGATAAAGCTCCTACCAGCAGTAGCAGTCGGAAATGTGAATGTGCAGTTACCAGTCAGAGTCAGAATCTGAACAGAACCGTTAGCCAAGTCAATCGTGTAGGCAGTGCTTGTGTTGGCGGTTGCCACTTCCTCGGTGTAACCATTGGTAAATGTTCCTGCTTCAACTGTCTTGTTGGTCAGGGTTTGAGTGCCTGTTAGAGTAACATCGCCACCAGAAACCCATTGAACATCTGTAGCTCCAGAATTGAGGGCTAAAAATTTGCTACCGTTTCCTGTGTAGCTCGGCAGAAGATTGATCCGTGCATTGGCGGCAGTACCAGCACCAGTACCGCCTTTGGCTAGCTTGAGGTAAGGGCCTGCATCAAACAACCCGTCAATCGTATCCAGGTCAGCATTGAGCTTAGTACCCCATGTGTCTGTTGAAGCACCGACTTCAGGCTTCGTTAGACCAAGATTGGTTGTGGTGGTATCTGCCATTTTTTACCTCATGCGGCTATTTGCCAATTTTCGCTGTTATCAGCAATAGTTGTCCATACTTCAGAGACATCAGCCTCATCTTCCCACTTCTTGCGACCAGTAAAGTCACAAGCTGATGTGGCAGACAGAAGAATGTCGCCACGCTGAATTCTTTGCCCATATACCTCAACTGCACTTTCCTGAGATATGATGGCTTCTGCCTGCAAGATAACGGTAGAGCCGACAGTCATGTCTGCCGCACTTGCTACCGTCATTTCCATGAAGGCAATTCGGATGCCCTCAATGCTTGCAGACGATGTGGATGCTATTGCTACAGATCCAGCAGCCGTGTAGCGTGGATCAAACTCACACCCACTCTGACCGTTGATTGTTACTGCGCCTTCAACAACTCGAGTTCCTGCGAATTCGGTTGCAGACTGTCCGGCAATAGTTACCTCGCCAAGGCTTACCCCAAAGGAGTAATTGCCTCCACCGTAGTAACCAGAGCCGTAAGCAGCCATATTAGGTCAGGGTAACATCCAAGCTACCAGCAGGAATACGGAACACATCGCCATCATTGATGGTGCGTGATGTGGTCAGTGCTCCCCAAGCAATCAGGTTGCCACCAGTGTCTGCATCGTAAATGGCTGCATGGGTGATTGTTCCCCAGTTGCCGCCAGATGCCGCTGCAAATTCAATTGCAGAACCGTTGGTTGCCGTGGTTGGTGTCGTGCCAGAAACACTCATAGTGCCTGTTGCAACACGGGCATATCCGTTGCCGGAAACCTCAGTGCCGCCACCAGTATCACTAGGAGCGCCAGTAAAAAGTCCAACATACCAAGCTGTCGGACGGGTTGCCGAGCTTGTAGTGAACAGCCAAGTGAGAACCAGGTTTTCTGTGTAATCAGAAAAAGATGACATTTATCACCCCAAACTACGGGCACGAACAACAGGAGTCGTAGAAACAGATGCCCTCTGATCTGCCACTACGATGTCTTCTAGGATGGTGTTATAGAACTGAACCCATACTGGAAGACGTTCATCTTCACGCAAGTAGGGCGCAGAATGCACAAGCGCCCCGTACAGGTACAAGTCTGGGGCGTACGCCAACAGCCAGTTGCTTGTGGTGCTGTCACTCAATGAGCTAATCTTAGCATAGTAAGTCAGTTCTCCCGTGTATCCCGAATCAGGAGTAGGAACAACTTCAAACTGAGTGCCAATGACACCAAAATAACGAGGCTTTCCAGCAGAAAGATAAGTAGTTGATCGAAGTTCATCCAACTGCTCCCCTGTAGCGTATTCAACCACGGTTATTGGATTTGTGTTCAGAACAAACTTCTTAGGCTCCAAGAAATCTGCTGGCATCGCAAAGTATTGAGTGTCAATCGTTGCGTTTGCCCGTTTGATCATTTGCCGAGTGCGGATCTTACGGTTAAAAGCCGCCTCAGCAAGGGAAATGAATGTCGGAATCGAAGATGTCAGATCATCCCGATTCAATGTGTCTGCAATGGCAGACTTGAGTGTGGAATAGCTGTCAATTGCCATTTTCTACGTCCCTACAAGCCAAAGTGTGCTCATGCTTGTACTCAAATGAGCCAATGTGCATGACTTCTTTTGAAACATCTTGGTCGACAAAGGTCTTGTAGCCGTTTTCCGCTGCACGGCGACAGAACCAAACGTCCTCACCAATATAGTCTTCAGCAGCAGGAACCCACGGAATTGCAAACCACGGATATTCCATTGCTTTGTAGACCTCTGCCTTGACGAGCATAACGCCCATACCGCAGTAATCTACTTCAACCAACCCTGTTGAATCCTCTTCAGTATAGACCCGATTGATCACCGTTGCATCTTCCCCAGGCTGGTTCTTGCGAACCGCAATCGGCTCTGTAGGAAATCGACGCTTGGCATAGTTGGCACAGACAATTCCTTTATCTCGTGCCAATAACCTTACTAACACATCCTTTGGAAAACGCATATCGCTGTCCAGCCAAAGGGTATGAGTGCATCCGGCTTTTACCGCATCTCTTGCCAAATCCTGCCGCTGGGAAGACAGGAGAGTGCCTGAGCTGGTGTAGATCACGATTTTGTCTTGGGTCGTTCCTACATGGTAGCCAACCAATCTGGCTAGGTCGTAGGCAAAACCTGAGTTAACAAAGTCTCGTGTCGGGATTACTACTGCGATGATGTTCATACTTCTCCTGGTCGGGTTCTAAAAAGTCTGTTGTCGGGATCGTTGAGCCATTTCTTCAAGAAGGCTTGGTCGTCAAGTTTCCCTTCAGATTTCCACTTCATAAACAATTCCATCGGGATGGATGCTACGAGGTGCATATCGCCTTTCCAATTGGCTCGTTCATCGACTGCGTTGAACATGGCCTTATTGGTTTCGACGAGATTGGATGTGTCAAAGATAGTCTCAATGACAGCTTCATCCTTGTCGGCATCGTAATGCCAAATCTTTTTAGTTCCAGTTACAGGGTCGAAGTCAAAAAGTTTGCTTGTCATGTAAAAAAGGGGAGGATTTCTCCTCCCCCTTCCTTAGTCCAATTACGATTGGATTGTGCTGTTGAGGTCGTACACAGCGCCGTGTGCCTTCTCGTTCTGGATCTTAAGACCCCACTCAACCAAGAGCATACGCTTCTCAGCGTCACCAGTCTTGGCAAGTTCAACGGTTTGGAACGGACGCAGGTAAGCGATGCTTGCGTACTCGGGATCAAGCACGAACACATCACGCTCACGCTGGAAGCGGTTGGGCACGATGCTCACATTGCCGAAGTCAGACACGTAGATGTCGGCTGCGCCAATGATCGTCGAGGGACGAGCACCAGTCACATTGAAACGAGTTGCACCAATCCCAGCCATCTTGGACAGGTTCTGCTTGTTAACAGGACCAGCCATCACGATGGAGGGGTTGCCGCCTTCAGTCCACACCTTCTGGATAACATCCTTGAGGAGGGTTTCGCTGAAAGAGCGCAGGTTGGTGGTCGTCGCATCAGTACGAGCGGCGTTGGGAACAGTGGTGTAGGACGGATCGCCACCACCAGTACCTTCGTTGGTGTTGGTCTTCAGGAAGGCCAACAGAGCACCAGTCTTACGGGCGGTGGAAGTGTCACCAGCGGCAGCGGCTTGGTTAGCCAAGCAGGTGGTTTCCATGTCACGCTTGATCTCAGCCGACTTCTTAGCCATTTGATAGGCCAGTTCAGAACGGCGACCAGCCTTGTCAACAGACTCCAAAGTGCCAGAGATGATCACATCTTTGCGGCTGATCTGGGTGTAGTTGCCAAGACGCACGGTGGCGGTAGCGGCGGTGAACGAGGTGATGTCGTCGCCTTCAATCTGTGCGTTGGTGGTCACAGCAGAGGCGAGTTCGTCAGTTTGCCACTCAAAGAAAGTGTTCTTGACGTTTTCACGACCCACGTTGGACATGAAAGGAGTCTCTTCAGGGCTGATCTGATAGATCACATTGGAGAGATCCTCACGAATGCCTTTGGCATCGTAACGGGTATAGGT